ATTAAGAAAGTGCGTTTATGGCCGCAGTTACTGCCGCCTTGTTTTCAATTGTTGCGTCTTTATCCGCCGCAAGTTGCTCCATATTCGCAAGGCTCGCCGCTGGGCTTGTGATGTCGTCTAAACTATACCACGCTTGTAACCCGTTCGTTTCGCTCGGTGTTAGCCCGTCGTAGGATTTCCACATCACGGAATTAATTTCATCGCTTGACAACGCGCGGTTCCAAATCGCTACGTTGGCTAGGTTGCCGTCAAACTTAAAATTTTCATAAGTACCATCGCCAATTTTTGCGTTTGTTGTAACGCTAACACTTGCGCCACTCAATGAAAGTGAATTATCTACCGAACCATCCACATACAATTTCATTGTGCTTCCATCGTAAGTGGCGGAAAGATAAATCCAATCGTTTGCCGTAAGCGTATAATTAGAATCTAAATCATTGGCGTTGATTGAATAACGGATTTTACCATTTAAATAATCAAGCAAACGAATGCCATCATCGTTAGCATCTCGGTGGTCAAAAATAAAACCGATATTTGATGCATCGTCGGTGCTTACCCACGCCGCTATCGTGTGGTTCGTATAACTGAACGGGGTGTCTAATTGGATGTAGTCACTCGCCCCGTCAAACTCGGCCGAGCCTTGGGCTGGGTGTGAAATGCCAGCGGTGGTGAACTTGTTAAACATAACAAGGCCCTCCCGAACCGCTGATGAAATGCCTCGCAACAACCCTCTCCGAAGGAGGTAGTAAAAGGTAGATTGTTTCATTCATCTTGAATTTATATGTGTTATAAAATTACATTATCATTTGCAATTATTTCGCCTTACGTTGAATGATGAACCATTCGTCATTGTGTGCCAACAACATCACACCATCGTAGTCGCGGTCGAATGCAAATTCCCCATTGCCATCAACCGATTCACCCGATTGCGGAACGACATTGATGGCGGTATTCGCGCTGATGGTTCCATCGGATTTGAATCGCAACAACCGCCCTTCGTTATCGGCGGCCGACGGCAAATTGATGGTGGCCGTACCATTGCCGCCCGACCAAGTATTGAATATCATGTATTCGGTATCTTGGATATTGTACGTTGAACCTGATGAATGCGTCACGTCGGTGATTTCTTCAATCAAAAATCCTTGATGGTCTAAACCGCCTTCCATTGTGGTGATACCCGTAACCAATGCGGAACCGGTGATTTTTCCACCCGATGCCGTTTCGCTAAATGGCCCCAATGAATTGTTGCCATCGTTCAACACCATGCCGCCAAGCACCCCATTCGATGCGTTGACATATCCGCCATTGAAATCCAAGATGTCGCCACCCGTTAAATCGGACGAATCCACGGGGTTCGCGGTTATGTCCGCCAATGCGGTGTTCTTGGCAATGGCAAACCATTCGCCGTTGTATTCGTCTCGGTTCGCATTATAGGTGCCGCGCAACTGAATCCATTTGAATCCATCAAAGGTCAATCGGTCTTTAAAGTTGTGTCCTTGAATCGTGGTGCCCTCAAATCTTCGAACGACGGCCACTTGCAATCCAAGGATGTTTTTCGTCATCAGCCTTGCGATGTCTACATATGTCCCCGAATTCCCTTCACGCCATCCCGTTGATGGTATCCATGTGCTTCCGTTGTAGGCGTATAATGAACCAACGGCCCCAGCCCCATCACCCAATCGTGTGGTTCCCAAATCAATGGTGATGTTGGAACCAATAGATGTGGATGTGTTGGATGCGCTGAATGTCGATTCAATCGTTGACGCTGGGTTGTTGTCGTTCTCATATCGTGCCGATTGTAAATCGACCGCCCAAGCATAGGAATTGCCACCAATGAAAAACGACGTGGATGAACCACTTGCATCATAAGTTCCCAAAATGGTAATGTCCAAAAACACTTCCCCATCCTTTGGCAATGGCCCCGTGGCCATTTGATGGATGGTTGCCGTGGTGGATGACGCTTGGCGTGATACGTTGTTTCCCGCCCATTTGTAAGTCCCCAATGTTGTTGACCACGAACCCGTTGAAAAGGATGTTTGGCCGCTGATTAGGGAATTTTTCCAATACTGATTCGCCGTTCCATCACTCGGTTCCAAACGAATGGTGACGGCAAAAATTGGTGTTGCCACACCCGCCGTTGGCGTGTTGATGTAGGTTTGTATTTCGCCACGCATTGACAAAAGAATGCGTCCGTTGTCCTCGGATGGGATGACGCCCAAATCGGTTTCATCACCAAAACTTGAATCGTAACGAACAACGCCACCAATGATGTTGGCCGCCGATTTCTTTTGCAAGGTGACCGACACTTTTTTCACCGCTGGCAAATATCGGAATGTGCCCCCCGAACGATAAATGTTCGATTGGTCAACATCGACATCCAACGATATCAATTCGGAATCGTACAATGTGCCGTCGGGCAAATATCGGAATTCACGAATGTTTTCTTTATCCCTTAAATCGATTTGCTCAAATCGGAACGAGGTGTCAAAGTAAAAACGAGAACCAAACGTCACACAAATTTCCCGAATCACATCCAATGCGTTGGTGTAGATTCTGCCTTCTTGTGGCGTGTATTCCGTGAATGCCTTGAGGTCAAAACGCGTCAATGCCATTGGGTCATTGGCCGTGTTGTAGACGTGTTCATTCGCCCACCAACTCGTTGATGTGGTCAAAAGGATATCCGTTCCCGTGAACATCGCCGCGATTCCGGCGTCGTCCATGATTTCCACCAAAATGTCTTTGATGTTTTTGTTGGTCGTTGCCAACCCGAATTCATAATCAATGGTCGACAATAATGAAATGCCATCGGCCGCCTTGAATGATACCAATCGCGGCTTTGATTCGTCGGCTTCTTCGATTAAATCTTGGACGATAAACCCAGCCCAAAAGAAATCATAATATTTTGTTTTCTCCTCATATGGCGTGGCGAACATCACCATTCCATCTTCAACCACTTTCGTGGTGTTGTACCATCCATTCAAATCATCGTTCGATTCATATTTCGAACGATAAATCTTGATGTAGAATCGTTTGTCTTGTTGCGTTAGGATGTCCGACAAAAAGGTGTCGAATGCGGAATCTTGGTTGTATACATTAAACGTGACCGATGACCCAATGATTGGGGAAAACAATTCATCGACCTCGCCGTCGTGGCTCAACTGAAAACCGCTTGCGTCGCAATAAATCCTTGATTCGGTTCCCGTGAACGCGGTATCATAAATTTCCAATAAATAGAAATCTCCGCGCAATGTGCGAAATTCCGTGTAATACCTAACGTTTGCCATATGTTAAAAACCTCTTTGTCTTGTTCGGTTTCTTTGTGCGCGTTCTTGCGACAAAAGGATGTCCGACCCGCTGATGCGTCCGTAAACTTCAACGCGGTTTCCGCCACCAAAATCGCCCAATCTATCCAATGGAATGACGGCTTCGGATTGTCCACCCTCACCAATCATTGCCAATGTTGGGGATGTGACAATCCCCCCTTCGGCCAACATTGGGATGTTCGGCATAAAGCCGCCAACGGATTGCATCGTGCCAAAGATATCGCCAATGCCTCCGATGCCGCCAATGCCTCCAATTGCCATGCGAACGGCAACGGCCAATGCGAATGCGGCAATTGCCGCCGCCATAAACTGAACGACCAAATCTTTGAGCATTCGACCCATCGATTCTTTGAATTTGCCAAATCGTGTTTCTCCTTTTTCCAACTCACCGAATGCATCACGCAACGATTGCGCGAACACATCTTTGATGGCGTTGCCCGCTTGAATCGCCAACGCCGTGGTGTTGACGAACCCTTGACGCATAGATTGGAACGTTGGGGCGATTTGTGGTTTTAAAATCTGCCATCCTTTGGCATTTAAATCCATCAACGATTCCGTCATGCGCTTTGTTGCGACCGCCGCCTTGTTGGTTGATTCTGCGACCACATCCATCGTTGCGGCCAATTGTTTTGTTTCTTCGGTTGTTTCTTGGGTTTCCTCTTTTAATAACCCTAAATCTTCCTTGATTTCCGTCACCACTTGCCCAATGGACTTGAATGCGGGAACGGCCACTTTCTCCATCTTTTGGAATGGGGTGACCATCAATTCGTCCATTCCGAGTAGTCCGGCAATGGCATTGAATTTCGTCATCAAGCCGTTGATGTAAGGAACAACGGCATTGAATAGCCCCGCAATCGAATTGATGGCAATCGCTTCCAACGTTTGGAAATTATAGGCAAGGTAAACGACCCCCGCCGCCAATGCCGCAATCGCGGCAATGATTAATGTGATGGGCGATGTGGCAACTTGAACTGCAACACCGAACGCCGTTGTTGCCGCGGTCGTCAACCATGTGGCCGCCCTAATGGCAACCAATGCACGTTGGAATGAACCAAGTATAAAAATCACGGGACCAATGGCCGCCGCAATACCTCCAATGATGACAATGGCACGTTTGGTGCCGTCACTCATATTGTTCAATGCCGATGCCGCCTTCGCTAAAAACTCGATGAGCGGAACGATGGCAACCGCTACAATCTCGCCGATGGAAATCATCAACCCTTCCATCGCCGATTCCAAACGCTTGGATGCACCGAATGCCGTTGCACCCATGATGTCCGCCATTTCTTGTGCGGCACCTCCGGCGTTTTTATATTCTTCCGTTAATGGTGAAATGCGGTCAACACCTCCAGCCAATACCAAAAGCGCAGATTGAGCAGAACGGCCAACCTCATCTTTTGCATCGGCCAATCCAATTCCTTGGTCGGCTAATTCTCGCAACGCTTCGGCGGTTGGTTTTCCCGTCGCGCCAATTTCCGAGATGATACGGCGCAATGATGTCCCCGCTTGACTTCCCTTGATTCCCGCGTCGGCCATAATCGCCAACATTGCGGATGTTTCTTCAATGGACATCCCCGCGCTTTTCGCGACTGGGGCGACATACTTCATGGATTCCGCAAAGGTTTCCATATCCAATGCCGATGTACTGAACGATTTCGCCATCACATCGGTGACGACATTCGTTTGGCTCGCATCCATTCCGAATGCCCGCAAGGTAGAACCCGCCACTTCAGCGGCACGCGCCAAATCGGTGCCCGATGCTTGGGCCAATGCCAATGTTGCTCCGGTGACCTTGGTGATTTCTTTTGCGCTAAAACCAAGTTTTGCGAACTCGGTTTGCAACGTTGCCACCTCGCGTGCGCTGAACATCGTTGATGCTCCTAAATCTTTCGCGTTTTGTGATAACGCCGCGAATTCTTCAGCGGTCGCACCTGAAACGGCTTGAACCTTGGACATCTCTTGTTCAAACCCTTTGAAAACATTGAATGATACCGCACCCAACGCCGCAATCGGTGCCGTCACCTTCATCGACATATTCTTGCCGAATTGTTGCATTTGACGTCCCGTCTTTTCCATTGCGCGTTCGGCCTTGTTTAGGCCCTTGCGGAACGGCGAAATATTTGCCGTTAGTCGGAAATTAAGACTTGAAAGATTTGCCATTGGCTTTTGCGCGTTGTTTGCGTTCGTTTATTACATCCAAAATTTCGCCCCGCGTCCAAACCTTTCGGTCTTTCTTCGGTTCGGTTTCCCAAGGAAACACAATCAAATCTTTCGGTTTGATGCGCTTCTTTGTGTGTGGATTGATGAGGATTGTTGTCATCCAACGCGTCCTTTCCCAATCCGTTTGTTCCTTGCGGTTTTGACGTTCGTTCCAACCCTCAACCAAGTTGCCCCATTCGCGGGGCAATAGGTCGTAAAATTGGGACGGCATCAATCCAATTTGACCGAACGCAAACGCTTCCAATGTGTCCCATGTTGGAACGTTTGTTGTGGTTTGACCCGTTCGGTCAATTACTTTTTTTCGCCTTTCGCGGAAAATTGTTCTTCGAAGATTGCGAATGCTTTTTCAATCAACGCTTCATCTTCATCAATCCAATCGGCCACATCGGCCACATCATAACGGAAAGGGGCTTTCTCTTTGCGTGCCCCATCCTTGAATCCGCAATACATCAATGTGATGGCTTGGTCCAAGGTCATATCATCGCCCAATCGTTCCAATTGCGCCAATGTGGTTCCCGTCATTCTTGAAAATTCTCGTAATGCATTAAACCCGAAACGAATCGGGTGTTTGCGGTCTGCGATTTCAATGATGTGTGTCATTTCGTTTTGTTTTGTTGTTGTTTAATAAAGGGACCGCCCGATGGACGGCCCCGCGTGTGTTAGGATACCGACGCTTGTGTCAATGCACCCGTTCCCGTGAATGAGAATGAATAGGTCACATTTTCTTCAACGCCCGCTTCTTGCTCATAAGATACCAAGTAAGCGTCGCCAGTATAGTCAATTTCACCGCTTGTTGCAGAACCGAATTTCACTTTCACCAAAGTGCGGTTGTTCAATAGGGTGAACAAATCGTCAGGTGTTTCGTAATCTCCAGCGATTGAGTAGGTGACCAATCCGTCGCCACTCAATGACCAAGATTTAAGACCTTCCAAATTTTCTTGCCACCCCGAACTATCCTTCGTCGTGGTTTCGCGTGTTTCCATTGAAACACTCAATGATGCAGATGTTGCACGACCAATGATGTCGTATGATGTGCCACTATCTTCCGAAATTTGAATCACAACGTCAGTTGAATTCATGATGCTTGTTGATGCCATCGTTTCTTTTTTTTACTTTATAAATTTACAAAATCAATCGCGTGACACTCGGAATTTCAAATCACATTGTGACCCGAACGTCCGTTCGTCATCGCTAAACAAATCGCGTTGTCCTTCGAACATACACGATTGAACCTTCACGCCGCCGATTGTTTCGTCCATTCTTACGAATGCACTTCGAACATATTCAACGCCGTTTTGTGTGTCCGAATACTTGTTGGAAATCAACGTGATTCGGACGTCTATTTCGTCAATGTGGGAATCCGATTCCTTTGACATTGTTGTCGAGATGTTCACCACCTCGTAAATGGCAAAAGGTGTCGTTTTCCCTTGTGCGCCTACGACTGGAAAAACACGACCGCCGAACAACGTGTTCAATGCTGAATCGCTTCCAAATTTTGATTTGATGACCTTCCCAATCATTGGCGTGCTTCTTTTACTTTCTTATTCAAAAATGAACGCATCCGACGTTTGAATTCACTTGCCACACCACCCGATTGTTTTGAACGGGCACGCTTGGCAAATCCATATCCCTCGCCGCGATATGAGCCATTTTGTAAATATCCATATTCCAAGAAATGAGCGAACCAACCGCCTTTTTCGGGGTCGCTAAATGTACGTTTCACCCTTGGGCCGACGTACAATGATGCAAACGTTTGTCCGCGGTTCACCTTTGTTGTGATGATGCCCATTGATTTGGCCAATGTTCCCGATTTGATTTCAGCATAAACACCGCCATTTCGCCAAACCTTGAACACATTAGGCCCTTTGATTTTCGCTTCATCGCGATATGCTTTCAACATCGGTTTCAAAGACGCTCGCGCAATGCGACGAATTTGTGCCGTGGTGACACCATCGTGCAACCCTTCCAATTCTTTCATTGCACGTTCGAATTCCTTCTTGACGTCCTTTTCATCGAA